ACTTTTCGTTTTGCCTTTTTGTTATGTATCCGCCTGCAACGCCTTGAATTGCGCGCGCAATACCGTCTGCCCAAGCGTACTTACCGCCAGCTACTGGAGCCGTACTGCTACCAGTACCGACTTGATTTAAAGCAATTTGAGTTAACGGATCATTCTGATACGCTCTAGCAATTTCAGGTATGACAGGGGGTAGCGTCCGTTTACGCTTATCTTGTTGCTGTTGCATTATACACCTTTGCGTAATCGACGAACATTAATCCACCTACCATAACCACCGCTTCTGGGAGCACTTTAAAGACTTCTTGAGCCATGACACCAAACTGTTGCGCGCGACTGCCAAGGTACTTAAACGCATATGTAGCGATACCGTTAGCAAGTACACCGATTGGTTTAATATCCCATTTAACGCGACGATCCGACGCTAATATCGCAGCGCTACCTAACCCTCCCGCCGCACCAAATATACTGCCCAACGCCTGACTGCGATTAGCTTGACTTTGGTTATACTGGTTCATTTGCGCGTTATACTGATTTGTTTTTAAGCCCGCATAATCGGGTGCAGCTACACCCACTTGCGCCACTTGCTGAAACTGAGGGCTGTTAACTTGATTGCCAGACAACAATGCTGCCATTTCGTTAATTGGCATACTGCGCAAATATGCGGCTTCATTAATTTCTTGCTGGCGCGCACTGTTGTTAAACGTAGCTTTAGCTGCACTTTGATTAAAGTATTGATTTTGAGCGTTGTTGTTAAATGCCGCAGCTGACTGGTCTTGTGCAAACTTTTGATTGTTGGCGCTGTTAAACAAATCTGCAATAGATAGCGCTCTTGCTTGGCGTTGGTCTTGTGCCGCGTTTCTAAAAGCACCTTGTGTATTGACTTCATTCTGCCCCTGTTGGCGAGCACCCAGAGCCATACCAAATATGCGTGACTGCTCATTACCGCCAGCCTGTTGCGCGCGATACGCTGCATCGTTATACGCGTCATTGCGGTCACGGTTAAAATTACTTAGTTCACGCCGATACGCATCTGAGTTTTCAGATATTCCTTGCGCTGCAAGGCGTGAACGTGTATCGTCTTCACGTTGGGAGAAAGCCGGGTCTAGGCGCGAAGTCGCTTGACCATATACACTATCTGCAACACGTCGAGCGTCACCGCTAAAGTCATCGATGCCGGGCAACTTCGATAAGTTACTGTAATCTAGGCGATCCTGTATGTCTCCACCTTCATTCCCGATACTATTTTGTACACCGTAGCTTCCAGTAGGCCCACTACTAATACTGTATGGATTACCGCCACCTATAGAAGTTTGTAAAGGTGACATACCGTCATAGCTAAACGCTTTTGACTGTGCGTTCTTAACGTTAGCAACGTTATCGTTGGCTAACTTACTCATTGCAATCGCCGCGCGATTTCCTAAATCGTACTTAGCTTGTTCGTCGGCACTTAATGTCTGAGTTTGAGACCAACGCGGAGTGCCATCCGCGTTGGTGCCGTTTTGCGAATACGTTAAACTGCCTTGTGGGGTATATTGATCAATTCGGTTCAAGTTCGCTTGCGTGATCGCGCTGTCCTTGTTCAGGCCCGCTTGCGCTTGTGCTGTTTGAACGGGATCGGGAGCCGCTGGGGCCTTTGGTCCTGACTTCTTTCCCATTTAAACTTTCCCCATTATTTTCAGATAGATACCGACACTCTTTAGCCAATAGACCGTATATTAGAGCGTCTTTAAATCCGTCGTAACCTAATCGCAAATTACCTTCAAGAACAAAACCCAATCCCTCTAGAAACGTTCTTGCAGCTTTGTTTTGCTTTGTAGTTATGCTAGTACATCGCACACAATTAAGCTGATTAAAAATGTACGAAAAGATTGCGCGCAACACACTAGGACGCCACGCCGCGCTAGTTTCCGTTGCGCATGATATTTCGCAGTCTGTGCCACGAAAGTTAGATATAACAATTCCAGCAACAAAGTCATCTTTGTCACTTATAACCATCATAGCTTGGTACGATCCCGGTTGCAACGACATGCCCGTTTTTTCCATAACGTACTGCGCGACAATTTCAGTATATTCCCCTGCGGGTGCGGCTATCATAGTAAAACAATTCCTTTTGTCTTACCGCAAACTATTCGTGTGGAGTACCATTTAAGCGGTTCGGTTTTTAAAGAAGTTCGCAACCATACAGAAGCTGTAAACCCTATTTTACCAAAAGGTACGGTAAAGTTTTGAGTTAATCCTTCTCCAGCCCAACCGTCAACATCCCATGTTGACGTATCCCAAGCACTATTTGGAGACGTTGTAAGCGTACCTGCATAGTCTGGTTCATCATCTTCAAAATTTACGTTTAGTTCGGCTGATATTGGTGGCGCACCGTCGGACTGCACAATAAAAGTAGCAAAATGAAACTGCTTATCAACTGAACCCATGCCGTAGCCGTCATCAAAATAATTGTACGCTTGCCTACAATCACACTTAATCTCTGCACCGTCGTCCGTGTTACCTTCATCGGCAAGCATAACTTTACCGTCAAACGTACCAAAGTACAAGCGAGAATTAAGTATGACCCAACATATTCCATTTTGATTTGTAAATCTTGTCCACGCGTTCGTGTTAGTATTCATTACAAACTGATAATACGGTCCAGATGTACTACTTGTCGCAGGTGCATTTACAACTAGCATACCGCTGCGCGAATATAATTCAGCAGTCCAACCGTGAGTACCAGCATTACCTGATAAAGACGTCCACGCTTTACCTAGTTTGGCGCTAAGGTACTTAGTATTTGCACCATCCTCGCCGAGCATACGTATCTGGGTTAGAGATATAATGCCTTCTGCGGATATTATAAATAGGTCTGAGCGGTAATTAAACCAACCTTTGCGGCCAATAGGTGGTGGTCCGTAGTATCTTCCAACAAGCGACCACGTATTTGCACCGCCGGGATTTGTCCCGGAGTACATAATATATTCACCTTCGCTAGTCATAAACACTATGTAGTCGTTAGGGCCAGTACCCATACTTTCTTGAGACCACGATGCGATACCAACTAGACTTCCGCCGTTCTTAGCGATTTCTGCTAAATCAAAATACGACGCGGCACCCTGTACGTTGCCTGCCGCAAGGTAGTAAAAACCTAATTGTCCGGCTTGCGCAAAAAACAAACGACCTTTAAAGCTATGTGAGCAAATTAACGTGTTCTGCGAACCTGTAAGACCTGTTATTGCTAAATCGGTAATCGCAGTGCCGTCGTATCTAAAAGGTGCATCTGCACCAGACAAACATATTAAGACATTACCCCCAGCGTTAGAAAACATAGTCGAAGTTATGCGATTTGACGACCTACCAGTCCGCATTGCGGCACCAACAGCCCCGCCTGCGGTCACATCATATATGTTGCCGCCAGAAAAAGCAAGCATTTTAGTTGACGCGCCACCTGCAAACACTTCTAAACTCTCAACAGGTCCCGGCATGCCTGTTGCATACGAAACCCTACCTTTGCGCGTATCAACGGTTGTACTGTTTGGAAACCAATTATCCATCAAAAAAGCGTCATTTGCGGGCATGTCCGCAATACCATCATAACCGTTTAACCCCCCAACGGGTGCAGGGATGTTAAACGGTTTTGCTTTCATACCGCGCTGAGGTCTGCGAAGGGCAACCATTAGGAGCCGTATCCAAACTCAGGCACAAACCCGTTCGGGAGTTCAGGTACGTCAATCATGTTACGAAACGCAACTGGCATAGAGCCCGCGGCAAGTTGCTGCGCAAACACTCTCTGTTTTGTAATTTCGTAATCGTTGAAATCTTCTGAATAATCTAGACCTTTAGCGTGCTTAATACGCCATTTAAGCCCTTTGCGCACCACACTCTCTGGGATTATTGAAACATCTGTATCTGCGGTATAATTTTGGGCGAAATTGCCGCCTGTATCTTTTACACGGTTAGACGTAACATACTCCAAAACTATGTTTTCAACTGTCATGGGTTTGGGGGTGAGGACAATGCTCAGTGGGTTTCCAAAAATACGAAACTTATATCTTCCAATCTGAGAAGGCAGCGAGTTTCTGTTTCGGTACCAATCCGCACTACTCAGAGAGCCTCGCAAAGCATAGTATTGACTAGCAACGTAAGCGCTGTCCGTGACTATGCGGTTAAAGTTGGCGGGGAGTGCATAAGTATCTTGATTTGCAACCGTGTTAAAAGTATGCGTTACCTCCAACAACGGCCAATCCATCTCACACAATTCTTCCAATGTTTCGTTTGCTAGCGCCAGCATCTGTCTTGGAAGCTGATCGGTACTGGACGCAACCGCAGATGGGCGGGGTAAACCTACACTATCAGCAACCTGTATAGAGATTGTAAGTAAAGACATTGCCCCGCCCTTATGTTAGATAATTGATGCAGATGTTTTTGATGTTTTAGCCGTTGGCGGTGGTGGCGGTGATACCTCTTTTGCATCTTGTAGGGCTTGATTTGCAGCGGCAAGTTCTGCAATTTGACGTTTCAGCTCATCGATTTCTTGGTTTTGCTGTTCAAACTTTGCGGCTGTTTCAATTGCGTAAGCGCTGTTACCGACGCTTTCGAGCCACGCCTTAGCTTTTTCACGCCAAGTACGACCGTCAGGCCCTACTTTATGCAATTGGCCGTCTGGAAGCGAAGAGAGACCTTCAACGGTGAAAATACCTTGCGACTTCAGCTCGTATGCTTGTCGTTGTGACATAGGTGGCCATTCACTGAGTTGGGTGCCTGCAAGTTCGCCTGTACTTTTATCCGTATTTTCAAAGATTTCAACGTACTGTTTAAAACGCTCGTATTGCGAACCCAATAACGGCTCACCTAAACCGCTGTCATCACTAAACGTACGTTTAAGTTCAAACACCGGGGAAGACCCACTAGAACCGGGAGTGATGACTTCAACAAAAATTACTTCATCTGCAACTGTACGCCCAAACTTATCGGACAAAAACTTGTTTGTGACTGGTTCTCTCCACATACGGAGAGCTGCGCCGTCATTTGTTTTAAACTGCGGATCATTGTACATTGTGTTTACTTTCTAAAAAACTGGCGGAGTACGTTAATACCCCGCCAAAGTTACCACCGGGAGGTGTATTAGGTAATTTGACCCTGTACAAACGAACGGTTCAAGGTCATGTAACATTTGCCCGCTGAAGGCGTACCTACCGCAGAGCCAATACGTGCGTTAAGTATTTGATCGCCCGCATCGGCAACACTGCTTACTTGACCCGCTGTTGCTGAACCAAAAGCAGGGCCGACTGCCGTACCGGCAATAGCGTTGACAATTGCGCAACCACTAATTTGGAACCAGCCAAATTGGCCCGCAGGTGTGGGTCCGAGTGCGACGGCAATCATACGCCCTGAGTTTGATCCCGTAGCGTTAGTGTGCCGAATGACAGCCGGGTTAGTTGGCAACTGTTCGTACAGTACC